GTAAAGTTTTGATCGCAGAAACCGAGTTAACGATGAAAACTGCGCCGAAATGGAGAGACTCAGCCGCAAACACCACGCATCTAGACGTTGTCCAATCGAATCATGTCCCCCATGGCTGGACTATCAATGTCGTCTATGGTCCTCTTCTTGCGAGCTGCAGTAGTGAAGCTCTCGATGACCCTGTGATGCCCGAGACTATATGGATGCCGTAGCTGCGCTTCAAGTAGTGCACTGCCGCAGACCAGTTCCACAGTCTCTAGAACCTCATCCAGGGTCAAACCATAGATGTCTTGATACCACTGTCGTTCATCATCGACAGTGGGGGGGTTGCTCAATTCAACCACACTTCGTCTCAAGGCTATAGGATCGCTGATGGGTTTCTGCGGTCTCCTCTTTGCCTCAATGTATGGGCGGCTGGATAGTGCCGTACTGGTTTTAAGAAGCCTACGTGCTATGGAAGGCTGATACCTGAATTGATGCGCTAGGGAAAGATACTTCCCTGCGTAGTAATCATCATCGCTAATCTCCGGATTGGAATTGACCCGAAGATTAACTTTATTCAAGTAGCGGCCTATTTTAGGCACGGGAACTGGCTCTCCCATAGCCGTGGTAGCTACGCGCGTTTGCAGGAAAGTCGCGTGGCTCTTCTTCGGGGACGCTAGTTTCAACGTCATCCCAGAGTCTTCGGCGACATGTGCGCAAACTTGCTTCACTTCCTCCACGTGGGTCTGTGTGGGCACGTCGGGCACCCACATGAGCGTGTCATCCCCGTAGACTAATACTACCCCATACTCGACTTCAGCAAGTAAGAGGGCGCCGAGGAAAGTAGATGCAGCGACGAAAGTGTTTCCGAGAGTAGTCGCCTCTTCACCGGTGTGCCTTTGCCCTTCGATGGCAAAACGCATACCGAGATCCCGGCTGAAAACTCCGATTTTCGTCTGTTCCGTGCATTCCGCGACGTACCAGTCTGGCGCTCCAAGGCGCCGATACCACAACGCTTCCCATTTCCTGATCTCCTGGGATTGCGTGCAGTCAAAGCTCGAAAAGTCGCCTTCCACGACGGTACCTTCACCTGAGAATACTTCAGCTCTCAATTCCGCTATAGCCTTGTCGGAACTACCACATGGGAAGTACACCCTCGGAGCGCTTGAGGGCATACTAGAGTAGTTCCGATTGGCTTTCGAAAGGACGAAAGCTGCGCGGTTCTGCAATTCATTCGTGACGGCGCCCATAAGAACGTTGACTTGGGCGTTGCCATCATGAATGAGGCGTGGAGCAGAACCTTCTTCTTTGAGAAGGACCTCTGGTTTGGCGAAAACCTCGCGGTCATGAACCCCCTGCACGTATTGGTGTCCTTGAAGCGTCGTGACGCAGACAGCACGTTTTTCAGGACTCAACGTATTGAGCCATGCTTCAAGGACAGGCTTGTCAGCCTGGATCCGTGGGAATTCAGGGGTGATGCGCTGGAGGTACTTTGCGCCCTCAATAACGTCGGGACCCAAGGAGTCCTTGGGCTTATGATCAAGACGTTTCTTGATGGCGGCCAATGTAGCCCCAGGCGTGTTCTTCACCGCGATGGCAGGCTGGAGGCTAGATTTAGCCCCTGCTTGCGCGACCCGCGGGACGCTTTCCTTCTTAACACTGAAGGAAGTGAGCGTTGATGCGATGTTCTCTAGCGCAACGGCAGTGGGATAGGTAGCAATGCGTACCTTGTCAGGATTGACATAAACCCCACTATTCCCGATGGGCGCTTTCCGAGACTTAGTAGTTGTAGGTTTCTTCGATAGATTCGATTGTTTGGT